AGACAAGAAGACTAAGAGTCTGCCACTGGAAGAACAAGGTGTCATATTGGACATCCCTGAATCAGAACTGATAAACCGGTTCGCCAAGAATCAGGCGATGAAAGATGAATACACTTCTCTGAAAGGCAAAATTGCTGAGTACGAAGCGGAACAGATTCCCAACTTAGTTGGACAATCGTTGAGGTTCCGTGACCTCCCAGTTAGGAAACTGTTAAGCGTGAAGGTAAAGCCTGTATTGGAGCCCCTGAAAGTTCGACTTATTACGGTCGGCGAGTCAGTCCCATATTACATGTCAAAATTCTTTCAGAAATCGATGCATTCATTCTTACGAACGAAGCCTCAATTTCAGCTAATTGGAAAGCCCTTGACCCCTCAAATCCTTCAGTGGCTTGATACTGCTTCAAAGAGTATTGAGTCGAAAGCAAACGTTAAGTTTACTTTCTGGGTTTCTGGTGATTACTCGGCCGCAACTGACGGTTTGAGAGCTGATTATACAAAAGCTGCATTCGAGTCCTTTCTTGATCGAACAAAACTTAGTCACTCCATTAAGGAGCAACTTCGTTTAGTTATCTATGGTCAAGTTTGTGAATATCCGAAAGGTAAGAAAAACGGTGCACTACCGCCTGTTCTCCAAACGAATGGTCAATTGATGGGTTCACCCCTGTCTTTTCCAATCCTTTGTGTTGTTAACCTGGTAACGTACTGGATTTCTATGGAAGAGTATCTTCATACTCTTGGTTCAGATTTCGACCTAACAGTCGATCTACTGGCCGCTTTAATTAACGGAGATGATATATTGTTTAGGAGCAATCCGATGCACTATCAGATCTGGCAAAACACAATTAAAGAGGTTGGATTTGAGCTTTCACCCGGTAAGAATTATTGTCACAAGGAGTACTTAACAGTTAACTCGGAGTTGTACAAGGTGAAGGAAGTGGGGGGAGTCTGTACTTTTGAAAAGATCGATTATTTTAACATCGGTCTCCTCAAGGGTCAGTCTAAACTCAACTCAACTTCAGAGAAAACTCGGCCTAGACCGATCTGGTCGACTTATGATATTGTGCTGAAAGGCGCAGTCAATAAAGTCAGAGCTCATTCGAGATTTCTCTTTCACAATCGTGAAGCCATCAGTCTTGCGACTAATGACGGCGAGTACAATTTGTTTGCTCATCAGCTATTAGGAGGCTTAGGTTGTAATTTACCTGAAGGAATATCTCCAAACTTTACGAACTTCCAGTTGAAACTGGCATCGTTTCTTCGCGAGAAAGCGTTGAAACCTTGTATTGGTCGTAATATTAGAACGTCAAGGTTCTACAAAGGAATAGTCTCGAAGTCAACTAGGTTGACCGAGCCTATGGTCAGTAAATTCAGACGTATTGAAACTCTTGTTGGAGAAGGTCCTCTTGAAGAGGGAAAGCAGGTTTTCTGCGATCCCTCAGCATCAGAAGATATCCTTACAAGGCAATACGAATTCGACTCACCTGTGTTTCACGTCGGACAGATTTCTGCTCCGCTCATGAAGCAATTCAGGAAGGCGAAGAATTTACCGCAAATGACTCCTCAAGAGGTTATGATTTTCCCCGCGAGGTTTATTGAGCATGGCATAAAATACAATGACGAAGGAGCTATTGTCTTAACTTCATCACAGAAGCCCGAACCGTTCCAGTTTTCTGGACAGTTCGACCTTAGTGAATACGAAGAATAAACTCCTGGCGTCAGCCAGAACCGTGGCGATCACCACGTTAAACAGGTCAGAAAACACATTGGGTCTCGAATTGTAGATCATCCAAAACCGGTGACTCTTTCTTCAAGAGTATTAAAAGTTCCGTGCTAAGTTCAACGAGCGAAGGAAGTGTAACGATCAGTTACATGGAATTTGATTATTGATAAATGCCAACAGACTACACGGATGAGCTCCCTACGGAGTTATTCGAGATGTATAGTCGTCAGTTCATACTGAGGATCCAATATAAAATGAACAAATCAAAATCATCAAACCAAAAGGGATCTCTGAAACGAGGTCCAAAGAAAGCGAAGTCGGCTGCTCCTAGTCGACAAAATCAACAAAGACAACAACAGAAAGCACCTAAAGTGATGCAATCCATTGCCGCGAGTTACTTTGCCCCGAC